GAGTTTATATTTGGCGATGCGTGGGAGAATCGAACTCCCGTCTCTGGATAGACAATCCAGGATAATGACCATTATATGAACGCACCGTATTAACTATCTATAACCATATAGAAACATACTATAAAGCGATTTGGTTAGAATCGCAACTACCTGCCTATAACCACATAGGGTGGGCGTCTAATATGTTTCAATATGGTGTCCCTTAACAGGGATCGAACTCCGATTTACATAATGCAAAACTTGGATTTTAGTGACTTTTTTTCATTTGTTTGTTCCGTTTGGTTGGTATGGTTCTATTATACCACGGCTGGCCGAAAAGTAAATATGTCAAAAGTACTCATTTGCACATATTTACGCATTTATATCCGAAAGTATTACATTTTCATGATTACGCTAGAAATGTAATACTAAAATTTTATTTACTCAAGATCATCAGAAACACTCTCCAATATGGTTCTGATGATCTTGAGTAAATAAACTTAAATGGTGCGTCCTGAGAGATTCGAACTCCCGACCAACGCCTTAGAAGGGCGTTGCTCTATCCGACTGAGCTAAGGACGCAACCCGCAACCTATTTATTTATGCATTATTTACTTAACGTAAGTTGGTGCAGTGATTGCTTCATATAGTGCATTGATATCATCAAGTTCGGACTGAACCTGACTATAGTTTTGTTTATGGTATATTGCCGCAATCTTGGCTATATACTTCTTAGGAATATCCAAGTCCTCTGCGATATCGCCAATAGCTTCTTTTTGTAGGCTCTTTTCGGCCTCTGCGCGTAGCATTGAATTTGAAAGTTCCTGAACGCAGTCAAGAAGTTTTTTACGGTCAGCTGGATTGCTTAACATTATATAGAGTCCTTTATTAAAATCAAGTTTATATTATAACACGTTCTGGTTGATCTGTACACACTTTAGTGCATTAAGATACGAATGAAACCAACCAAGTCAATACCAACCAACAAGGAGTAGTTTGCAATCATACCAAAGCTCCTACGAGTATAAACAGACCAACCATACAGAACGCAACCAGTAATCCATACAGGATACATGTAAAGAAGCTGAGGAGTAGGAGCAGTAACTGCCATATTAATCGAGCACCCAATACTAATAGCCCAAGCAATAAGCTCAACAATAAACCGTACTGGATAACTTGCTCAATCATTCCTAATCCATTTAAAAATTCAACCAATTCCTTACACGGACCACTTCCATAACGTTATGGAAGATTTGCTCAACATCATCAATTGACAATATTGCATATGTTGCCAACATATTATCGTAGGCCTCATCAAAGTCAATGGAACCATCCTCAACTTCAGCTAACAATTCTGTAGCCAACGCGTAAGCTTGTTTTACTTTACTCATTTTATTTCTCCAAATTTATTGTACAACATTGACATTCCATCGTAGACTGTGTTATAGCAATTAGTCTCGTAAGCCCACCTACTAAAAAAGGTATCGTCATCTTCCATAGATTCGCAATGGTCAGACCACATGCTATCCATGATATCCATGCCTGCTAGCAGGTCATTTCCGCCTCTACGCTTGATGGTATCAGCAGCGGTTTTAATTGAAATTTCTTCTTGGTAAAATGATGGGATTCTGAACATTTTAAACACCTCTGTTTGGTTGGTATGGTTCTATTATACACACACTGGCCAGAATGTAAACAGTTTTTTGTAATACTTTCTTCTACTTTTTAGCGGTATTGCGCATTTATATCCAAAAGTATTACATATCCAAACCTGCTAGTTGGCCTATTACAAATTTGGCCTCCCACGAAGAAGTGCAGCGATCTTCGTTGACTGTGATTGATTTAAAACCGGCGATCTTGACGGTGATTGGTCCTGATTGCAATTCGATGAATCCTGAGGTTCTGGTCTTTTTTGAAGCAATGCCGGTACAGAAATATAACGTTTCACGGAGCTCATCGGATATGACTTTTCTAGCATAGTGTACATTGGTTACCCTTTTCATAATATATCAGTAAGTGTATAGTGTGTTTTGTACTTTACGTTTGGCTACTGGCTGTGGTTTTGCAAATTGCTTAAACAAAACTTCTTGCAGCTTGAATGCCTCTTTTTCCCAAGGTAAATTAAGGTATTTGACCTTGTCCTCGTTGTACATTTTGCCAAGCCAAGTCTTTACGTTGCCAAAGGCCTCATCACGTAGCTGACGTTTGAAGAATTGACGGACATGGACCATTTCATGGAACACTGTGAGTGCAAGGTCCTTGTCAGATATGCGTGGATCTATCTCTAATTCGAATGTCTTATGGTCCTCAGCTAGGCAGAACCCCTCTGCACCTTCTATGCGATGATTTAGACGAACTTCGATGTCTAGCGAAGTTGTCCGCGGCAGTAACTTGCTTAGACTAAACTCTATGGCAGACTGAACAAGCGCACGTTGGGACTTACGGCCGCCGCGGATCGTGATTACATTCATAGGTGTATCCTGGTTGGTTGGTATGGTACCATTATACCATAACCACCAGGAAAGTACACAGTATCCTGTAGTGCTTTCGTCTAAGATTGAGTTTAGTACGAAAGTATTACTTTTTTCCGTATGTAATTATCTCTACATTATCATTAATTTTAATTTTAATGCTATCATGGAAATGATGTAATTTAAATTGAATTGAATTAAATTCATTAAACATCGTTTCCCAAATAGGTCTCCAATTAGTATTTAATCTAACATTATTATTAGCTTTCCTATCTGATACCATAAAGAAATCAGATGTGCTTCTTAAATTCATATCAAATATAGAATCGAATCCGTAAATATTAATTTCAGTTGGATTAAACTTTTTAATTGCATAATAAACTGCCATATGCCCACAATTAAAATCAGTGTAATTAGCTACATATTTTGGTTTAACTGTAAAGAATTCTTTAATCTGTGGTGACCGTTTTATATAAAATGCTGGATTCTTTTCCATCCAAACCTTAGGCCTAAAGCCAAGAACCCATTCGCCTGGAACATCGATCACACCTTCCGTGATAGCCTTCATCATCTTAAAATCAACGATACAGCTGGCATAAATGCCATTTACTTCAAAAGGTGGCACATTACACGCTAGCTTAAGACCCCTTCGCTCGGATTTATTATAGAGATCAGCACTATCGCCGTTACCAATTACATGAACTACCCTAGACATTCATCAAACTCCTAATATGATCTTTACCCTTTTGCCCGGTCCAGTGTAGTACTACTGGGTTCTGGGGTACTGTATTATCCAAATGATCTATCCTCAACACATTATATTTTCTTGGAAGATCGTTAATATATATCATCTCCATTAATTCGTCTTTTATTAACAGATGTAGAACTTCTTGATCACCACGAATTGGGCTAACGGCAACGGCTTCTGCCCATGTTTTTAAAATTGGTGGGTTAGGCGAACCTTCAAAAACTACTACCCCGCTGTTATGCCATTTTTCTTTTGATCTTGTAGTCCATGGCATATCTACTGCCATGGTAAGTTTTCCAGGTTTAACATGATCCCAGATAGAACTTAGATCACCTAGTACTTCGCAGTCAGTATCCAACCAACAAACTTTATCTGCTAATGATGATGCGTTAAGCATAGCAGCAGGTTTTTTAAACCAACCATGGTCTTGGTTACCACGAAGCGACTTTCTTAATTCTGGGTATAATCCACCAAGCATACCAAAGTCATAAATCACTAATTGAGCGTCTGGATTATGCTTCTTAAAGTTCTCTACAAACCACGGCAGCATCCATTCTGTATTACAGTCGCACCCGGTAATGAATAGTTTAGATAATTTCATAGGTTTCTTTCACATAGTTGTGCTTTGCTAAACAACCGGTTTCATTCTGAATAGTGGTAAAAGAATCACGGCACTCAACCGGCCACGGATTAAACTCTTGCAACCAAGGGAAGTTTTTTAAACTTAAAAATATATCAGTCGGTCCACCACATTCCTTAGCTTTATCCATTACAGCCTTTGCACCATCTGGGTTAATCATATATGCATGAGCACCTGGAAAATAAGGCTTCGATACTAATGGACCTACAGAAAGATATGTTGGTATGTTGAATCTACCGTATGATGGTTTACCAATATTCATAACCTTATCAAATTTAGCATTTACTGGAAGGTCGTCAACCACTACAGCATCATGCTCAAATATAATCATAGGCTTACTTGTCTTATAACAAATCTCCCATAATCTATAATGAGAAAGAAATGCAGACATGCAATTCTCAGGGCGAGAATATTTTTCATAAAAATTAGTAGTAGGAATGCCAAGCTCAGCAAGTTGTTTTACTGGATCATCTTTGGGTACTGTAGCCCAAAAGTTAAATGATTTAACACCAAATCTTTTAGATGATAACATGCATCGCGATGCTGCTGCCACAGATTGTTTATTGCCGTAGATTGTAATGACGAAAGAATTCATAATGATGTGGTTGATTTGGTACCTTGTACCTTCGTATAATATTTACTTGTCACGCCTAATACACCAGGAAGCAGCTGGCGGCACATGACTGCATCATTAGGCCACGCACCAACTTCGTTGACAATGCCAATTAATTGCTTTGCTGCTTCAGGTTTAATTATATATGCAGAGTTACCGGCAAGGCCTTGTGGAATATCAAACGCATCAATTTTAGGAACAGGCAGCACTTTATCCTCTTCGTAATTCAGGCCGCGCATTGTTTGGACTTGACTATCAAAAACATCTGCACGGCGAGTTGCACCTATGGGATTGTTTAGTCCGATAATGCCGTACTTAGAATCTAATGCGTGTTCAATAAAAAGACGTTTGATCCATATAGCATCATGCTCTAAAACAATAATAGGTTCGTCTGTGCTAGCGCATTTTAACCAAAGGCCATAATGGCTGAGGAAACACGCCATCCGATTCTCTTTAGTCACCGTAGCGTATGGGGTTAATTTCAGTCCGGATCTAAGATCAGTACGTGGTGTGTCCCACGGATATGTCCAATTAAACTCTAAAACTTTAAATGTAGCCTCAACCTGATTTGGCCTGGTCGCACCGTAAATTTCAATAGGAAAATCAATACCAAGTTTTTTATGTGAATCAATACAACGATTGGCCGCGGCCATCGATGCTTGATTTTCTAACAAAGTAATAATATAAGCTTTCATTTTAATATATCCTATAGGTCTTGTAAATATTCTTTTATTATTTCTAAATTTGGTAAATTAGCATCAGTAAATTTAGGATTACCAACTGTAGATAATTCATAATCAGCATTTACAGATTTATAATAATCCTCAAATTTAATGCCATCGCCAAATACTTTATGCTTGCCTACGATACGTGCAGCAGGTATTCCATATGCATGGGCACATATAATTCCGTGAAGACTAGAAGAAATTATCTTTTTGCATTTAGTTATTTCTTTAGCAACCATTAAAGGGTCTTTATTCACAACATTAATTACATGGAATTTATCTTGATATTTTCTTTTAAAATCTGTGTAATTTTTATAATGAGGGACAATGCCTATTTTGTATTCTTTGTTGCTTTCTTCACAAAATTCTGGCAACAATAACGCAGGATCACCGTATATCTCTGGGCAATTGCCTCCAGCGTCTAACACAGCTTGCCTTGTAAGCGGACCTCTTACAAATTTAAAATTGGCATTTGGATTTATTTTTTCTTCCATTTTAATAATGCCAGACCCCAATACCTTATTATTAGCTGATGCAAACCGAGCAATTGATCCTATAATAAATGTATTTGCGTCTTCAGGTTTATTACAATGTTCAAATGGTATCTGCAAATAATTTAAAAGGTTTGCGTTTAAAACATCCCCAAAATTCATTGGAATATCACCCCAATAAACTTTTATCATTACAATATTCCTTGCGAGACTAGCGAGTTATAATTTTCAATCTTCTCTCTCTTAGGGCCAGTCGGTGTTATTTTTGTGCGCACATGAATAAATCCTGCGTTTTCTGGTTTTGGTAGAAAACTACATTGACACCACTTCTGATTTAAATACCATTTTCTTTCATGCTTTAAATTTGATTTAAATGCAAGCGTATGCATTACACCTTCGTCTTCAAATTGGTATGGCCTATTATAATTCAGCATCCATTTTGTATCTTCTTTGAGATGAGACCTAAGATTTTTCCTAAGTTCCCTATCCATTTTGTAAATAGCACCACCCCAATATGGAGCGTTGAGAGATGCTTGTTTAGGATAAGAGCGAGCAATTTTATTATGCAAAGATACTTGTGTTGCAGCGTAAAGGCCAACACCTTCAAGATCAAATACATTTTCAGTCATACCCTTTGGCGCAAACATATCTATATCAAGCATTAAGACTTGGTCATATTCATCAAATTCTGAATCTAGCATATGGCATTTGTGAAACGGCGAAGTAAGATCCTGTGGTGCACCTTTTACATTTCGTAAAAATGGGGTGCCTGTTATTAACCGATAATCGGCATTTACTAAGTTAGCATATGCTTTTATGTTTTCAATCGAGAGCTCATCCAATGGTCTTAGATCACCATTAAAATGTTGTAGAATAATATTAGGCATTTTTCTTTAATACCGTATAACCAACATTTCTTGTTTCTCGTTCAATGATGGTCCAACCACATGCTTGCGCAAACTTTTGTAGAACTTTAAAAAGTGATTCGTTTGGTTTTCCATTAACTATGCTAGTATCATGGGCAACAATATATTTCTTTACATTAGTACCGTGCAACTTTAATTCTTGTAGCATATGGTCAGGGTGATGATATGAATCAATCACAAGCATATCTGTAGGATTCACTGAACCGAAACCAACAGAAGACGTCTGCCTCACATCAAGTTTGATATTGTTTTCTTTGCAATATGTTTCGGCTAAAGGCTTAAGGAATTTATTGTACCTAGATGTGTCAATGTCGATTAAACAAATTTCTGTTGGATTACACAACAACGCGGCAGACGCAGTACCTCCTTGATGGGTGCCGAGTTCCATATAAGAGTTGCACTCAGGCAAGTACTTTTGAATTGCATCATGGATACCGCAGTATTCAGCTCCATGTGCTGTTTCTTGTTGTTCACGAATTGACGTATTAAATTCTTTTACGTCTTTGCAATGTCCAAGTTCTGAATTAATCATATTTAATAACTTCCTTTAATTTATTCATATCATAGCTATCAGCACCACGAAGCTGCACATGGACAAAGTTTGCGTTCTCAGTGTAATCTGCTATTGGTCTATTATCGCCAGTTGTTCCAGGTTGAAAAAATATCTGACTATTCCATTTATAATCCATAATACCCCAGTTAAAATAGGGAAGCATGGCATTCAAATAATTTTGATCACCCTGATAAAAAGCAGGCAGACCACCTCGTTGCATCAATGACACATATTCTTTAAAATCAACAAACACATTTTGCGCTTTGACTCTACCAGCTGCACTATACATCACACAGCCAGAATTAAATACTCGGTGTCTTCCTTTATCATCCTTTACCATGTCATGACCATACATAACTCTGATAAGGTCGTGCCACTTATTATCATTCGCACTATTGATGCCACCGATGTTATATTTTTGTCTAAACTCTGGTTGCATCCATTCTTCGCAAATGCCTAATTCAATATTGGCCATTTGAGCAAACTCATCAAATATATTTTGGCGAGTGTTACGAGGAACTACATCAGCATCACAAAAGAGAATATAGTCGTAGTCATCATATGCAGTATCAAAGATAGGTTTAAATGCACCATAATGTGGATTGTATCTTCCTAAATTCTCTCTTTTTATTTTTACATTTGGCCAACTTGGATTGAGCTCGAATATGTGTTCTGCTCCTATCCTATTAGCGTATTCCTTCATCAACTCAACACCGGCTTTATTGCCTGATGTAATATTGCCTTCCCAGAACTGATATATTGCGTACTTCATTTAACTAAATCCATTAGTTCTTCTACGTTTTCACCGCTGTTAGGTAATTTGTCTTTAAGAAAAAAATGCACAAAATAAGCTTCTTTAATCTTGTCATCATGCACACCTTTAAACAAAGCATTCCATTTCCAATCAAGGCGTTTAATATTCATCTTTTCTTTACGGATCCAAGTGTTTAGCAACGTTTGATCCGTAGACCATTTCCAAGCGCCTTTGCCGTCAACAAAATCTTTAAACTCAGGCCTGGTAATAAACTCACGAGGAGTATCGCCACGTAAATACTTATCGATTTTCTTATTCATGACCATAAGACCCATGTTCATAAACTCAAACCCCGATTGGTTTGGTTTAAAGTCTACCGAGTTGCTATGGAGATGACCGTATTGCATACGAGAATAATTAATGATTTTTGATCGGTACTGATCAGTGATTGGCATATCACGTTCGACTACCCCACCAAAGTCGTAAGACTCATCAAGCTCATCAAAGATATTCGGTGCACCATCACGGATCCAAATATCTGCATCAACAATTGCTACTTGATCATAATCTTTTAAGCTTAAAAAGGCATTCTCTTTTTCATAGATGGGCAGAAATCCACCATGCTTTTCATATGATTCCTTACTACGATTTGTAGCAAATACGTCTGGCTTGATTTTTAAGATTGGTGTGCGCTGTACTATATGATTAATATCGTGACGTCCACAATAGTCAACAACAGATTGAATACAGTGATCATAAAGTCGGCTAGGTTTTCCAACATAAACTTGATATATTAAACGTTTCATAGGTAATGAATAGGGTCAGTGATTTCTTCGGTAATGGCTTTCCAATTTGGCATAATTGGAATACCTTGTGCATCTTCTTCTTTAATATGTATGTGTTTCATTAATAAAGATCTAAGGCCCATGTCGCGACCATCAACTGCATTGGCCACCTTATCCTCAATCCAATATGCGTTGGGATACAGAGGTCCGTAGCATTCTAATGTGTCTCTTTTATTTTCGCCTGTGTCAAGATAAACGAATTCCTCAAAGACGTGTGCACCAAAGATTGATTCTAGGTTTTGAGTACGAAGCTTCTGAGCAAATGGATTGAGTGATAGACTTGTGATTACAAGGAATTTATAACCAAACTCGTCGTGCAGCTTCTTTACACCGCGTACTGCATCAAAGAGTGGTGGTAAGAATCCAATATTTGCAGAAGCATTAAAGCTTCGGATATATTTCTCAATTTCTGGTTCAGTCATTTCAAACCGTACCCGCTGCTTATATGAACGTTCATTCCCTGTGGCAAAGAGCCGGTGTTCACGCATCATCCAAGCATCAAATGCACCTTGCCAATTAAGCAACACACCATCAACATCCGTTAAAATCACATTCATAATATATTTCCTTTATATAAGGATTATATCACGTTTATCCTAAAAAGTACACTGTTTAGGCAAACATTTGTCGTCGTTTATACTTTTGAATAGTATCAAAGAGCATTTCAGTGTAATTATCACGATGCTCTTTAAACACTAATGGTTCATTATCATCGACGTCCATAACAACCACGGTATTAGTAATTGGCATGCCAGTTCGTTCTTCCCACATAATAGCGTAGGCAGACATTTGTGCAAAGTAGTTAGAAATATTCTCGTGTTTCTTTACGCGTTTGGATGTTTTCCAGTCAACGATTGAGGGCACGCCATCAAATTCGGCTACACAATCGCAACGGCCAGCCAAGCCAAGATGCTTAGAGTAAAGAGGAGTTTCAATGCCAAAGATTTTCCCGATACGATTGTCAAGGATAGGACGAACGTTAGCCAGGCTTTGCCTAATATGTGGTAAATGTTTTGTAGTATCTTTTCCATTTAAATAATCCTCAATAATTGTGTGTACTGCAGTGCCACGTGTAGAGGCTTTATGACTAACTTTGTTAGCCTCTTCCTCACCTACACGGGCGCGCCAGGCCTGGATACCTTCTTCACTTAAGATGCTAAGTATGGTAGTAATAGAAGGATATGCATTCCCATCAGGGTCAACGTACTTTCGCCCAGTTGCAGTAGTTTCTGCGACAAGGTCGTCATAACCAAGATCAATTTTAACATGTTCAAATACTTTCATTATATTTTTGGCTTTTCCGCTGGTGGCATAAAATTAAAATTAAAGCCTGCGGCGTGGACACACACAGTCTCATCATCAACTTGGCGATACATTGACCATTCCCTATTTTTGGGATTAAGTGTAAAAACTGTTTGGGTTTCTGTTCGTTGTCCCGATCGATTTACCGTAATAGTGTCCATTGAAAAGACAGCGGTCTCATCATACATATTCAACACACGGTTAAAGTCAGATAGCGCAAAGCATTGCAATTCAATGCTCATTTTACTAATGACGATGTTCTGTGCATATGCTAATGATGCTATGGCAAATACCAATATAGCTAAAAGCTTTTTCATTTTAAACCTAACATTTCCTTGGTCATGATATAGTCACGAACCAAACCCGATCTAACGATGTCATCCCAACCATAAGTAACGACCGTAAAATACTTAAGTTGGTCAACGATACGAAGGAATTTCATAACGCCGTCTTTTTCGTTGTCGTAAGTAAAGTCTGACTGGAGATAGTCCCCACAGAAAATAATCCGGCAATGGTTACCTACGCGTGTCATCACAGAATCTAATTCATGGAAGTTTAAATTCTGCATCTCATCAACGATGATGATGGTGCGGTGGAATGTGGTACCTCGGATAAACGAGGTTGTTTCAAAATCAATTAGGTGATTGTTCTTTAGTTTTGCGTACGAGGCACTCTCTTTAAATAGCTCGTCGCAGATACCTTTATAAGGAATTTCATATGCTGCTTTCTTTTCCTCTATTGTACCAGGTAGGAACCCCATGTCACGCACGGGAACCACTGAACGTAGCAATACGATCTTATCAAACCCAGTGGACTTATCCAATACCTCTTCCAGAGCAAGATACATAGCCATAAAGGTTTTACCCGTTCCGGCTGAACCTGCAAGAACTAGGTTATCACCATCATCCCAAGCATCAAAGGCCTTTTGTTGATTTTTTGTGATAGGATAAACTTGAACCAAATCGGTGTCTTTTACTTTAGCGCTAGTCATTAACGGTGTTTCCTTCGCCTGAACCTTTTTTAATACTACTTAGCAAATTTTGCCATTCGCCCCCAGCTTGACGTAATGTCGATCTAGTGCCGGTAACTAGAGTTGGTGCATCGACAACGCGCACAAGATTTAAATCCTCATTTAATTGCTTTTGAAGGTCATCATACGAACATCTGACGTCCCATTCTTTATTAGTTTTAATATCTTTAATTGTATATGTTGGCATGAAACCACTCCGGAACATTACGTTTAGACCAAGTCATTTTAAACCGATCTTGCTTTGTCTGATAAAACATGCGATATGACTTTACTGGGTCATCTTCGAACATGCACTCTGGGTTTGACTTCATAGCAAGGGGAAATAATGTTAAGCCTTGTTTAGGAATATTCCTAGGGTGCTGCTTTAACTTTGTCCGTAATAACGCATCTGTGCTATGCTGTCTGTTGTATCTATACTTGTACTCATCGCAAAGAGCAATGAAATGTTGATAGTGCCATTCGTAGTTACAAGCACTCAGCATAGTCCATTTGGTGCATGGATGACTAGCGTGAACGACTTTATACAATGTGCTGTCCATATCAGCATCTAAGAGGCAGTATTGTGCAACGGTGCGTTTGCCAGATTTAGACGGACCAAAGGACATGACACCATCTAGCATGCGATGTGCTGTTGAAAGCATTTGTGCAGATTCTACAATCATTTTTACTACATGCTTGTCACACTGTAGCTGTGCTGCAATGATTGGATCATTATCTAATATAAAAACATTCATAATATAAAAAGCCTTGTGTTGTACAGTCATTATACCATAAAACACAAGGCTTGTAAACTCCTATTTTAGACCTTAGTGAATGTGACTAGCATCAATTCGTTTATTTAAGAACTCTTGTTTTTGCAATATTCGTTCCATTTTTTCTGTATCGCCTCTCTTTTCTAACCTTTTAGCATAAATGCCGAGTTCTTGAGAATCTTTTCTTAAACGTTCGATTTGATTCAATACCATGTATTGGTCTCCTGTTAATTGTTAAAAATTAAGCATCACGAAGTAGACCTGGAAACGCCTCCTTTACTATAGGTCGTGTTAATCCTTTTGGGGGGGTTTTATTAATCATGTCAATGACTAATTTAGCATCATCCGGATGTATGTTTTCAAGCACACCGATGAAAATCTGTTCTCTTTTTACGGAAGAAAGTTTACTTCCTGGGCCGCCTTTTACAAAGTATTTAAACTTTGCATTTTCTCTTAAAAGGGTGGTAGGTGTGCTCTCCGGCCGACTAGCCGTATAAGGCGGCGCACCTACAGGTAGATTCCACGTTAATGTAGAATCCATTGAGCCTCTAATAATATCTTTGAGAGCCCATGTTTCATATTCTTTAAGCACTTTTACTTTATCTGCTTTTGTTTTTTGTTTTTCCACTAGTTCGATAACCTCATGGATCAATAATTCTTTTCCCATATTACATAAACTCCGAAGCACATTCAATTAACATCCTACATTTTTTATTTATAAGATACGGTAACACCAAAGACCCTTTGCCTACAGGCTCTTTGTGAAATTCAGTAAGGATTTCCTTACGTAGATGTTCTGGGGTAAATTTAAGATCAACCATTCGTTGGTTACGTTGGTAGTTGCGGAACCAAGTAGCGTTCTCAAGAGATTGGCTATCATCTTGTAGTGTAGCTATAAACGTATCCATTTTCTTTTGACTGAGCGGCGTCTGGCGCGTGCCATCAACGAATACGTTGTCGTCAGATAACACATTAGGTACACCATCGCCAGCGTCGCCTTTAAAGATATGCGTCAGCAATTTGAGCTTAGGGCTTTTCTCTACAATAAGCTTTTTCTTTAATGGCCCGAACTGTTTAATATTGTCCATAACCTGCAGCTGAGCAAAGTCATGGTCATTAGAGATAATAACCACGTTTTCGAATTGGCCAAACTCCTGCGTATTATATGAGAGTACTCCGATAACATCATCTGCCTCGCAGCCATTGACATGAATTAATTTATATGGAAAGTTATCGCGAAGCTCTTCACGAACACTATTCATAATATCAAAGGCTGCAGCCCAATCAAATGATGATGCATCACGACTCTTTTTACGGTTTGCTTTGTATTGTGGATAGACCTCTTTGCGCCAGTTGCCTGGTGCATCGCAAGCAATAACCACACCGCCATAGTCTTTCTTAGGGAATTTTTGTCGATACATTCTAATGGTGTTTAGAATCATGTGTCGAGCTAAATCTGGGACAACGGTCTTGTTGGCGAAAATAGAAGCCAGAGCAATTGCGTTGTAGTCAAAAATAATCATAGTATATCTTGTTTCTTTGGAGTAAGTATATAAATTATATCACGACTGAGGCGAAATGTACACAACTATTTTTGTAATCATAAAGTATTATTATCCGTGGTTGTGGTTTTTAAATGAGAAGAGTTGATCTTACATCCAATAAATTCGTTATAGTATTTTGGACTTAGTAACACGTCGTATTGAAACTGCAGTTTAGCTTCGTAATACGAACACTCACCCTTGGATACGCACATCCTGAGGATTTCTCGTTTATAGTTGTCTTTACCGTTCGCCTCAATAAGCTGCCTTAAGAACTTATTCGAGCCGTAGTAATCGCGCCAATCAGATTCGACTCTGGTTCGGACTCTACGTTTCCTCGTCTTATTAACGGGAAGCACTTTAGGTTTCCAAAAGAATTTCTTGCCGATGTACATCATGCCAGTATTAAGTTCATGAATTATATACACAAAGCCTTGAAATTCTTCTGGTGTTTCCTTTAATTCTTGATTGTTATATAGCCACATAGAACTATATATGCGAAGCTTAATTTGGAGTTAGATTATATTTAGCAATTAACTCTTTATCTTCTGTCATCATCTGCACGCTCACCGGCGTTGTATAGACTTCTTTAATCCTTAACTTCATATGTTCCTCTAGATGTTCCATGGTTACGCCCTGGCCTAAAAACACACAATCATCATACGCGTACATGATGCCATCATGGTATTGAATCATAGCTATAACCTCCTGTGGTGTTTCTTCATCTTCATCATCTTCGGCATCCTCATCCAATTCCATGCGGTATGTTACCCGTTGAATAAAAGCACCTACCTGGATAAGCAAGTATGCTATAAAAGCCCAAACAAGAAGATCAACTATCATCGTACTCCGCGCCTTCTATTTCTATTGAATCCTGCCTACGGCCGCACATAGGACAGAATTCTGGTTCATCAACTGAATATTCGGATAATATAGTTGTTACATTATCGCACTCTTCGCATTCTATTCTGTATTCTTTCATGCAGCTTTCTCCCAGCCCCAGTCGCCTTCCATACCTGCAGCAGAGTATTCAGTGACACGCTTCTCAAAGAAGTTATCATGAGAAGCGCCATTTAATACCCAATCCAACCACGGCAGTGGATTGTCTTTTACCTTAAATTTTGGTTTTAAACCAAGCTGTAACAAACGTCTATCTGCAATGTAACGTACATATGATTCCACATCGCTGCGCGTTAGACCTTGCACCTCACTGCCGTTGAATGCTAGTTTAATAAATTTATCTTCTAATGTAACGGCAGTTTTTGCCATCTCATAGATTTTTGATTTTAATTCATCATTTACAATCTTTGGATGCTCATCACATAGTGTGCGGAATAACTTTGCATTGCCTTGTACGTGAATTGTCTCATCACGAATTGACCATTCGACGATAGTACCCATACCTTTCATTTTACCGAAACGTTGAAAGTTTAACAACATCACAAATGATGAGAACAATGACATGCCTTCGTTGAACACGGATTGTGCTAAGACGAGAGCCAAATCTGACTGAGTGTTTGTCTTACCTTCTTTCATAAACTCAATTTTATCTGCCATTTCTTTGTATTCTAAGAACTTAAAGAATTCATCATCAGGCAAACCAAGTGTATCATTCAATAGGGCATACGCACGTTGGTGTACTGTTTCACGTGCAGCAAAGGACGAAAGCATATTCCGAACTTCGTTATTCTTAAATTTAGGAATTAAGAACTCATGATAGTTTTCACCAACCTGGACATCGGATTGAGTAAAGAGACGTAGAACCTGAGTGATAAATTCCTTTTCATCAGCAGAAAGTTTAGTGCGCCAGTCCTGAACGTCTTCTGATAGTTCTGCTTCATCTTCAACCCAATGGATTTCTTCATGTTTCTTTGCCAATTCTACAGCCCAAGGATATTGGAACGGTTTATATGTTGTTGATAGTTTAAATAGTGACATTGTTTCTTTCTTATTGTATGTGTGATTAACCTTCACAGGCGCGGCACTCATCACCATCGGCGGCAATAAGTTCTGGCGTTGTGTTGTTTAAGTGTTCCATTAGTTGTTCATAACCACCAACGTACACGCCTTCAATATAAATTTGCGGTACTGTTTTTACATCGCGGCCGGTGACCTCTTTTGCCGTTTTGCCAAACTCTTTTAAGTCAATATAATCAAACGGTATACTGCGAAGTTCTAACTCTTCTTTTGCTCGAGCACACCATGGGCAATTGCTTTTGCCGTAAACAATTGAACGTTTGTCATCTTGTAGTGCAACACGTTCCACTTTTTCGGATACGTTTTCTGCACGAGCTTTTGACTCTGTACGTAGGTAATATAAACCCTTTAATCCTTCTTTCCAAGCTTTAATATGTACCTTGTTCACATATGATTTTTCAACACCAGATGGGAAGAACAAGTTAACAGATTGTCCTTGGCAAATATATTTTTGTCGGTCAACCGCGTGTTGAACAACCCAAGTTTGATCCAACTCTTGTGCAGTCTTAAAGATAGCTTTCTCACCCTCAGTTAAGTTTGGCAAGTGTTGCACAGAACCACGATTGGTAATAATAGATGTCCAAGTCGATTCATTGTTAATACCATGCCGAGTCAGCACTTCTTGAAGGTAAACATTTTTAACCAAGAATGAACCAGCGCGAGTACGATGTGTATATGCGTTGGCCTTTAAAGGCTCAATGGAAGGACTTGTAGCAAGGATAACACCACTAGAAGCATTAGGAGCAATCGCAAGTAAGTGGCTATTCCGGCGGCCAGAACCGATACCGTCGAGGTATTCACCCCTCTCCACGGCCAATCGTTTAGTGTGTGCCACAGCCTTCTCATTAATGTGTTTAAACACAACATTGTTAATCTCCCGGGCCAATTCAGATTCCCAGGCCACATCTTGCTTCTGCAATAGTGAATGGAAACCCATTGCGCCTAGACCAATTGATCTTTCGCGTGAAGCTGAATACTTGGCTCGGCTAATAACATCTGGTGCATTTTCAATAAAATACTCAAGGACATTGTCGAGCATAGTAATGATATCTTCAACAATGGTAGTATTTTTCCAATCCTCATAGTACTCCAAGTTAAGAGATGAGAGGCAACAAACAGCAGTGCGATCTGCACTGGTCGGTAAATGAATTTCATTACAATTCGAAACGAGAATATTATTTGCATAAAAATTATGATTCTCTTGAACTGTTATGTCATAAACCGATTTTGTGCCGGTTACTTTAGATATTTTTAATGTCATTCATTTTCCTAATAGATTCTGATAATTTTTGTTTGTGTTCATTTGTTCTACTATATTTAAAATCCTCATCACATAATCCATATATTTTTTTCATTGCAATTTTAAACCCATTTCGGGAACCACCATAATTTTTAAATCTAAAATTAGTGTATGTTCTTGGAAATCCATAATTTAAAGAACTAAATTTTAACCAGGTTGATAGTGCCAACATACCATTTTCCAAATAAAAATCATAGGCTTTTTCTAAAATATCCTCATCATTGACATCAATGTACCTAGGATTTGATTTACCAGAAACCGACTTTGATTTATTTACCAGCCAAGTTCCTCTATTGGATTCGGTTATTGTAATACCACCATCACCACCCATTGTCATATTATATCCTTCAGCAAATGTATCATACTTTTTGATATAATATTTTTCCATCTCAATTGCTTTCAATTGACAACTACCAGACCATATTACACTAAATGTAAAATTATCAATGCCATATTTTCTTATTGCTCTATACAAATGAGTTTCAGCTCCCGCTTTGGCATTTAAATAATGCTTATGAATTCTTTCTGATAATGTTTTCGAAGAATACCCAATGTAAATTTTATTAGTAGTTTGAGATGTTAATTTATATACGATAAATTTCATATTGAATCCTAAGTGTATTTCATATTATTTATATAAACAACATTCTCTGAAATACACTTAGCACAATATTTCTATGAAAAAATTAATTCATCATCTGAATTCAAATCCATAGCCATAACATAACCTCTATTTTTTGTATAAACCTTATGTTCTGGTGTGCATTCAATATATTGGCCGGTTTCCGCATCCTCGATACGAAGCAATTCAGCTGAATCATTCATTAATGCGCCATTAGTTACATTTTTATATGATGCCTCACCTGTTTCAAGGTTATATGATAAAACCTTAACATCACTGCCTGTTTGGAAGAGCTTGACAGCATCTTCAAGATCTACATCAGGTCTAACATCTCCATCAATTATACAATTAACTTTTGTTTCACCCACTAAGCAAAGATTTGAACCATTGATTTTAAGACCTTTGTCTTTGAGTGGTTGTGGCAAGAATTCGTTTGCACGATCGATAAAATTAAGGTAAGGCTCACCTGTACGGAAACGAACTTCAATAATACGTTCCCACAATTTACGTGCGGACAGTGTTTCACTTACAATGCCTGATGCCGGATCCTTTAGGTCCCACTGCTCGTTTTTCATAACGGCATCCATGAAAGAATCAGTGATGTTAATAGCATTATGTAAGTTTAAGGCCTTACGCTGCACGTCACCCGTGGGTATACGCATGCTCAAGAACTCTGCGATGTCGGGATGCGATACATCCATGTAAGCCGCGTATGATCCCTTGCGTGTCTTGCCCTGGCGGTAAGCGATCATATCAGCATCAACAGTGTGCAGAAATGGCATAGGTCCAGGGGCTTTATCAGTCACTGTACGTACGTCTGACCAGTGGCCACCGACTCCGCCACCGAATACTGAAAGCCAACGCAATTCGGATGAGTGCGAAATAAGACCTTCAAGCGAATCTGGCACATAGGTCAAAAAGCAAGAGATAGGTAAACCTTTGTCCTTCTTCACACCATCAGGCGCATTGGAAAGAACCGGGCTAGCAAACATAAACCATTTTTTGCTAACGTATTCATACAAACGGGCTGCAAGTGCTTCATCCATGGTTCCTTTATAAGTGGACCAGGCTTTTGCTGCTCTTGCATATGCTTCTTGTGGTGATTTTTCATAGTCACGCATGTAAAAATCTTTTAACATGCTGATAGCGTAGTCTGTTAATAAGTCGTCTCTATCTCTTGATATATGAATTGCCATGCGGTATCTCTCTCTGTGCCCGTTGCAGGCACCTGTGTTGGTTTTATGCTGAAGTGTTATTATATATCAAAATAGCGATCTTGTACACCGCTATTTTGATAAATTAGACTAAATTATTTTGCCGTTTCAGACGGTTCGTAATAGTCTTTATATTTGCCGATGATGGCTTTTTGAGTTACAAGTAGTATTCGAATCTCTGCGATCGTCAATGATAGTTGAGTGTAACCATCATCTGTCAATGCAAATACTACAGGATCGGTGCCTTGCCGCTCTAAGGCGGTAAACACAGCGTCTACGTTGTCTCGTGTAATAACAATAAATTTAAATCCACGAGCATTAAGGGGCACTGGCTCTGTTAAATTGAGCGGTGCCCTCTCTACGGCCTTTGTTTGTATTTGAACCTCTTTTACATTTGGCACATCGCCAAACATCCAAGAAGCACAGCCACTAATTAGTAAGGGAACTAAAATTAGGATTGATAAGCGAAGGGCATTCACGGTTGGCCTCAATAGGAGTGGGTGCATTCTTTTCTTCTTCTGTCAATGGAGCGCCTGTTGCTAGTTCCAGGCATCTAAGAGCATTTTGCACTCCGCGGTTAATTAATTCTTGGGCTTTTTCTACGTTAGTAAGCGAAAATGCACCAAAATCCCTTTTATCAAATTTGCGGGCAAGTATATCTACATCTTGCTTTTGTTTTTCATTTTCTTTTCTTAGGTCTTCATTTGCTTTTTGAATGTCAGCAACATCTTTTTTCATAGACCCTAGTAATTCGTTCTGAGCCTTGATGCCTTCTTCCAGCCTTTCCTCATTCATTTGCGATACAACAAGCGCTGACTTTAAATCAGAAATATAATATAAACCGCCAGCAACTACTAATACCACGATTAGAGTCGAGACTGCTTTAATGATTGGTCCAATGGCAAAAAACATAATTAACCTATATTTTTATCTTCAATATATTTTCTGAATCTTTTTAGCAAAACAGGTAGAGCATCTTTGCGACGGCGACGGTCATGCATTACGGTTGACTTTATTCTTGGGCCCATGTTCTTGGTATCTTGGGGAATACCGGCATCGGCCGTAGTAGTCATTTCCTCGTCCATTTTCATTTGTAAATCTCGTTTGCTGTGATGAAAATATCTTGGTTAGTACCCAAGTGCTTAGCTTTGTATATATTTATTCCAAACACTTGCCCTACGGGGTAAGCATCTTCATTCACTCGGATTGGATCCTTTTGATTACAGACAACATCATACGATGAGTTAATCATCTTTTCGTTTCGAAGTCTATAAACACCATGGCCTAACATATCATTATCAGTAATAAACCACTCAGATCGTTCAAGTATAAAATCCAGGGATTCAATGCCTAATTTGGCTACGATTTTGTCAAGTTGTTTATCTTCAAGCTTATAATTTTCTTTAATAAGGTACAGCGCAGCAGCAAAACTGCCTAATGAGCTACTACCGCCTGGCACATTAGACAAAAGCCTCTTTACATTCACAGCCAATCGAATAAATGGTGTGTATGCATTTTTCTTTTCGGGTGTATCAAGCTTTTCACTTTTAAGGCGCTTACCCTCAGCGTCAATAATGCCTAATTTATAAGCATCCATATTTTCAAATGCAGTTGACATCAGGGTGACAAACCTAATAGTGTATGCTAAATCTGCTGCTCTTTTAACGATTCCCATGTACTTCTCTTAATTTTTGTATTACAACTTTGTCCATTTGAATTTCAATATACTGATCATTTGTAATATACTTTAAAAATATAAGGAATGGCTTGATCACAGGCCAATGCCTTTTTTCTAATTTAAATCCAAGTACCTCAAGCATTGCCTCAATACCAAACACATTTGAAACCACTATAAGGTGATTCATTATCAACCTGTCTGGTAATTGACCATCTTGCAAATACCTATTTACCAGTCGCTTAATATATTTGAATCTATTTAAATCGTCATTAAACTCATCCGCATCCGTAAACTTTGGATTATAATAATGCTTTGCCGCATATAAAAATAAATTTTTTTCAGTTAACTTAGAAAAAACCAGCATAGATGATATAAAGTTATGTTGTTATAACCTTATATATCATCCATACATCTTTGTTAAAATCAACATCTCTTGAAGCTCTGCCAACATTTCATAATGCGGGGCACAAGTATCAACGTTTATGCCTAATTGTTCAGCAAGAGCGATGAGCTGAGGAGTACTCATATGCTCAAGGCTAGTGTTGTTGGGTGGTGCTTCATTTAACATTTGCATAATATCTAATTCCTATTATTTTAACATTTCCTTGTAAAGAGCAGAAATCTTATCAATAAAAGTTTCTGTCTTATAACCAGCCTTTTTGGTAACATCATCAACCGGGTTAACAATCTTCTTATCGCCTTGTTGATTATCACCATTACGACCCTTAGCTTTACTTACAGTATCAACGGCCTTTTGTGTATCTGGGATAACATCTTTTACGTCAAGCTTTACTACAGGCTCATGATCCTTCTTCATCTTTTTAGCACCTTCGCCTGAAAGATTATCATCCATAGGTTGTGCAATAGCACCTTTAGTATGTTGATCTTTTTTCTCTAATACAGAAATCAATGATTCTCTGATTTTAGATTCTGCAAGCACATAGCCTCTAGCAAGATATTCTCTTTGTTTTTCCCTAGGCACCCGCATTACTGGATGCGACTTGCCTTGTGCATCTTTACCTGGTTTGACAACCATAACTGTCGCGCGCTTATTTTGAGACAACTCATTGACAGAACTTGTTGACATCTTAGGATTCATAGTAGCGGTTTCGCCTTTAGTACCCATGGATTTTTTAATTGCCTTACGGCGATTGTGTAAGTACTTATCTGACTTATCTACATCACCATCATTGTCAATATCTGCATCGGCCTTGCCGACTGGATCCATTTTTTCTTTCATTGGCTTTTCATCCTTTTGCTTGCTCCCGCCATAGGCAGAACCTTGCTTTTTACCGGCACCACCGTTTGGTTGTTGTTTATTTTTATCGCGTACGGCTTTGAGCATATCATCCCAACCCTCGCGGACTTTAGTTTGTTTTTCCATTTTTTTATCCTTAGTTGATATACATTGTTGCCAAAGCGGCAGCGACTGATACTAGAAATATCCAAAATACTTTATTAATAACAGAAACTGTCTTAGATTGATCCTGTACACAGTTTTCAATACTATCCAATTTCTCAGAGAACCGATTCATACGATCATAGTTCTTATTATGATCAGCTTGAAGGCTGGCCAATTTCTCTTCTGTACGAGCAATAGCAATAACTGCGTCAGACAGTTTATCTATCTTTTGTTCGATGCGACTAAGTCGCAGTTCTTCCATTTGCATCAGATGTTCCTATTAAATATATGTTTTAACATTACCAAGCTTTACAAGACCAGTATCTTGCTTTGTCTTTCGGCCCTGGATTGTCACAATTATGACGGGCCCTAAATGATTTACGGTTAGAAGGAATATGCTTTTTAATAGTCATATTCTTATCGCCAAAGTTTACCTTTTGGGCTTTACCATCGCCATCAGCATCAACATATACTTTAGACTTTGCCACGTCGCCAGCTGACGGTTTATTTAAGGCAACTTTCTTACCTTGATAAGTTGCTTCGGTTTGACCTGGTGTCATTTTCTTGGCATGAGCCGTAGCTGTAGGTAAACCCCAGTTCAATTTATGGCTCATCTCTTCAGTGTATGCTTTAAATGATTTCATCTTCCACAGCTGCCTTCATGCACCTTACCGCACTTATTACAACATTCGGCTTCTTTTAATTTATTAGCAAATTTTTTGTATCTAGCAAAGTTAGCATCTTTATCAACGGTTTTCTTAATAGAGTCGCCTGGAGCATACTTCTGAGCATCCATCTTTTTATCAAGTTGTTTCTTGGCATAACCAGGAACATACTTACGAAGAGCTTGTTGGACACCCTCTCCAACTTCTTTTGGCTTAACGTGGGTATAACCGAGTTTTTTCATACGAACATGATCTTCTTCCTTATCGGCTTTATATGCCTTACCTGTTTTCGGATCATACATCATGTGGGGTTGAAATTCAGCTTCTTCTTTTACAACATAAGACACATCTTTAATGCCAGTTCTTGGATTGATAAATGTAGACTTAAGCACCTTTCCGCCGTGTTGCTTTTTATAAGCAAAGGCCTGATCTTGTGTTGCAAATTGTTTTGTTTTAGGTGGAGCAATCATTGGCGATACCGCTTCAACCACATCTTCTTCTTCACGGCCTTGTGCTTTATCACGGAAGATTTTTTTCATATCAGCATCAGTGACACGAGTAACACCTGTAATCATAGATGGTTGTTTTACAATCTTGCGGAGATTGGCTTTAACCTCACCCGGTGACTTTGCCTTCACATACATCGTGGGCAAACCTTCTACTTCAACCTCGAATGTGGTTTCTTCACCAAGTTCAACTTCTTCTTTTACAGATTTACCGGCGCTTTTATCACCATAGGTTGCTTGACGCTTCTTGGCTAGATCAAGTTTATTTTTTAATTTTTGGGCCAGCTCAGGATCTTTCTTGAGCATCCAACCAGGTTTAAGACTACCGGTTCCTTCCGGCACGCCTTCTTCAACTTCTTCTTTATTATATTTCTTTTTTAGATACGAACCAACTTTACGGTCATATTCGTCTTTAGGTTTATGTGGAACTTTTGTTTTTTCTTTATCGACCATCTTACGCATGCGCGTAAGTTTATCTACATCCGTTGATTCTTTCTTTGATGCATCTTTAAAATCCTGTGCTGTTGGGCGATCAGGATGTCCAGCTGGATTAGGTTTCTCACCACGCTTGCGCTTATTATGGATATTAGTCCAAAGGCCCGGTTTGCCTTCTTCTAAGCCTTCTTTCTTTGCAGACATATATGCCGCAATAGCTTGATCTCGTCTTTCTTTGTCGGACTTATCTTTAAACTGTGGAGCATCTGATTTCTTAAAATCATCAATCCACGCACTCATTCCATCTGATACTTTTAACGGCATTTTACTTCCTTAGCCTTTGGTTGTGTTATTAATTGTTTTTGTGTCGCTCAAACGAGCTCTATCAAGCATACGGTCATGGCGTTTTGCATCACTATGTTTTTCTTGATCAATTCTTTTTTTGGCCAAATCAGCAGCAGATGTTGCTTCATCAGTTTTTGTGTTCATCATATTCTTTAAGGTCACAGTGGGTAAAATCTTTTTAACTGCTTCTAACCACATTCTTTTAGATTGACCATCCTGGTCTATTATAACATAATTTGAACCAAGATGTTTAACTGTGCCAACTTTATTTGTTTCAATAATCTTTACCTGGTCACCGACGTTGTATAGATTGCCCTGAACATACTTTTCTCTGGTCTCAGAAACCTTCTTGAGTTTAATATGATTATTAAAGTTTGTTGTCTCTGTAAGACCCATGCCAGATCTAACGGCATTAAAAATACCTTTAGCATCTTGGTTGTTCATACCCTTAGGTAAACCTTGGGCAAATCCAGTAAAGTCGTTTGACTTGGCAAATTGTCTTTGTTTAGTGGCAGATGCACCACTTACAGCATCACCATCTGGATCTCTATCACCAGCAGAAATAACACTAATACGAGCAAAGTTAAAAAACACACCACGTGTTTTCTGACCATTATACTTGTTGAGCAATGTCTCAAATTCGGTAACTCTATCAGACCCTACAACCATAACTAGGTTTTTAAAGCCTTCGTTATATAAGGCACCCGCAGCGTCTAGGAATGTTTTTACTTTCGGATTCATCATCACTGATCTTGCGTGACGAGGAAACATCTTACGAACAAATTTTATTTTGTCTTTATACGAAAGAGGGTTTTTATTTTTGTCTTGAGACTGCGATAGGAAAACACGATAAGGATTATTGCTAGCTCGAGTCGCGAGGGAATTAAGGAGTTTCTCATGGCCAATGGTAGGTGGATTCATTCTACCAAAGGTAAAATAAACTGTTTTTTCTTCTTCAACTAAATATGTCTTAAACGAATTAATCATTACTTGATGCTCGGCGCTTTCGTTCAACTTCATTCTTACGGACTTGTGGAAACAATTTCCGTGCAATCATTTTAATGCGCTGCTTAATTGCAGGTTTTTCTAAGCGTTTCTCAATTTCAGCTCTACGCTGATACGTCAAATCGCCCTTTGGAACATCTTTAGTAAGCTTCTTAAAGATTGCCATGCGTGCTTGCCTAGTAGCCCTTTTCTCTAATTTATCTTTAGAGGCCATGCGGCGCTTGGCTCTTTCTCTACCAAGTGAAATCTTTGCTTTGTATTTAACCATCTGTCGCTTACGTTGCAAGCGCTGTGGTACTGTAAGAGCCTCATCAACATCGGTCTCTTCTTTAAGACCGTCAAGATGTTTGTTGAGAGCAATAGTTAGTTTAGAATGTTTTTTGCCGTCAACATGAACTTCACGCTTACCGGTATTGTTAAACTCAACGCCTATATTATGCCTTGCTGGACTGCCGTGTGCTTTATGGATAGCATCGTAAATAGAGTCTTCTCCGCGCTTAAATCTTTGTGGAACATGCACAGTAGTTTCTTCGGAGACAGCTTCGCCGATGCGACGCCTCTTTTGGGCTCTATACTTAATGATGTCTGGTTCGCCTGGACGATAGTCGGCGATAACAAAATGTTTGAAATCTAGCATTGGTTCCTCATTGGTTTATTCCATGTATAATATATCATCTAGTAGGACTATCCCAGCCCTTTAGAATATCCTGTGAGAAATTGGCGTATGAAAATTCCATACGGTCAACAATCTTCACTGCATCACCACCAAGTGTATCTATAGCAACAAAACCTTCTTGGCCGGTTACTTTAAAACCATTCTTGGTCTTAAGAAAAGTTTGCGTTGAAGATAGTTTGCTTAATATATTTATAAGTTTTAGTTTTGCAAGAACAATAACTTTCTGTAAATCAAACATTAATTTTAAGTTTTTCTTGTTTGATACCGAGAAAAATTGAAGTACTTCCTTCAGTTTAAAAGCTTGGGATTGCTTACCCTTTTCGCTCTTTGCTTTATCAATCTCTTTTTGATATTTATTCTGAATATAAGCAATGAGATTATTCACGTGCTTATTAGTATCCATTACCACAGTACCAGAGCGAACAAATGTGTTGTTAAATGTTTCAATCATTTGTGCCAATTTTTGATCTTGCTCAAGTCGTTTAAGTGTTGTACTTGCAATAGAGTTAAATATTTTACCTGCATCACTCAAGTGTGTATTCACTTCTTGAGTATCGGATTTTGACATAGTATAATTAGTCATATCCTTTAGCATAGCATCTTGTGACCATACTTTAGTTGATTTTTTAAACTTGGTAATATCAACACCGTATGATGCTTTTAATGTTTCAAAGCTATTGCCTGAATATGTTGTATGCCAAACGATACCGATTTCGGCCGCCTTGACTGCCTTGGCGCCATCAGTATTTGCAGGCACAGCGTACACAATTGTGTTAGGGTGGAAAGTCACATACGACTCGCCTTTAATCTTTTCAGTACTCACATCTGCTTTTGAGAAAAGAAAATCACCTTGAATAATACCCTTAATACCAAGCGCTGGTAGATGCTTTAACGCTGCCTTGAGTTTCTCTGCCAAGTCACCACTAGTATCAGCATCAACATCAGCTGGTGTCTTATACACTTTAGGATTCTTATTAAAGATGCCTTTCTTGGCAACAAAGAATTTACCATCACTTGGGTCTGTGCCAACAAAGATAGCTGGAGCACCATCCCATTTCACAGAAACTTTACCTTCGTGTGTACCTGCAAGCATATCTCTCAGAGAACGAAGCGCAACAATTGCCTCGCGAGTACCTTTTACACCACCATAAAGGACTTTGTCCTCGATGTGTCGCATGTGGGTATTCTTTTGTTCTGATAAAAATATTTTAAAGTTTTGCATTTAAATTTTTTCGGCTGTATTACCAGCTTTTGCTCGAGGAAATACACCTACTCGGGCTCTAGGTAGAAACTCACCAGCTACATTAGCTCCGCGGTCAGTAGTAAATCGTGCATAGTATATAGCTTCGTATCCGTTGCCATCTAACTTATCACTATTTTTACCTTGGTGGTGCGAATTTATAGCATATATATTATTCTTTTTTACTAACTTCATAAGACCTTGATGAAATTCATCGACATTATCTCGACCACGTTTACCACCAATTTTCCAATCTACTCCCCAAACTGATTGTTGGATAACGGTGTTATCTAATACTGGCCTATAAACGGCTTGGGCCCTGTCTAAGCCTTTAGGAAATTTTGCAATTGTAGCCTTCATAAAAGCTTTCACTTCTTTATTGCTTTTAAACACGGAAGCGCTTAGACCACCGTATTGCTGAAAATCAGTTGGCTTTGAACCAGCTTTATGTGATAGCCACGCAACTTCTTCCCCTTTAGGACCTAACAAATGGAAGTCTGATTTTGGGGTGCCAGGTGTACTTTCGATTCCTGATACCATCACTAATCTTCCGCCTACTCTCATTTTAATTGCAGGCTGATTTTCTTTTTTCAACGTTTCTTCAAGTTCTTTTCTAAATTTGCTAAGGAACGCATCTTCGGCCGCAGTACCAAAGCCAACGCCTTTGCCGCCAAACTCAGGTGTCTTAAAAAAATCTTTAGGATAGCTGACTTTAATTGCAGAGTTTTTATCGTTCTTTGCCTTTAGCTCAGCGCTATATCCGTTCTGAGGCATTTGGGCTTCGATATCACTGTATTGCGACTTATCGATTTTCACCAAACCCTTTGTCGTCAAAAAGGTCTCACCGTCCTTTATTTTATCTAGAAAAGCCTGTACGCGGAATCCGCCACGCTTTGTGAGGTCGTTATGCTTTAACGGCGCATACATGTTTTTTTCCTGTAAAAAATAGATAAATGTTTTCATTTCTTAGTAAGCAATATTGTTTTGACTTACTATATTTATACAAATTTTTAGTAGGATCTAGATATTAGAACTTTCGTATTATAGCCTAAAGTAATAAAAAAAAGGGCCGAAGCCCTTATCGTTATGACATTTCGGCAAACTCAACCGCCGCATTGAGTGCTAATCGTTTGCGCAGTTGGTTAGAGCCGTACCAGCTTGAGTAGAGCCGGTTCTCTTGGCTTCGGCCTTGCAAGTGGTCAGTCATATAAGTAACTGAGTTGAAAGCTTGCCACCAGCTGCCTTCTGCAAAATTTGCACCAGGTTGTGATTCCAACACATCAAAGGCTTGTTTTGCAGGCCGTGAAAGTGTCTCAGCTGATAGATCCATATTACGGATACGCTTATAGGATGTACGTGGAAATACTGTGTTGTAGTACTCAATCAACTTATCCATAGTGAAGCGCTTGCTACCCAAGAACTGAGCCATCTCTTTGTACTGAGAGAACTTTTCTTGTGCAATACCCAGTTGTTCTTTCACCATATCGCCATTAAACTCTGCACGATGGCCAACGCGAACACCACGTGATGCATCACGATCTAAAGCAAGTGTCAGAGTGTTATTACATACAACACGGATAGGAGTAAAACGAACATCAATTGACTTACCGTATTGATGTGGGTTAGAAAATAGTAGAAAAGATTCAACTTCATCACCTTTAAATAATTCAAAAGATTCTTTGACCTTAGCTAAAGCCCAAATCATTGATCCACCCTTAAGTGAACCGGCAGTGTGCATCTCCATATTGCCGGCGTATACATACTCTGAGAAGAACTCAAATGCCTGTTCATTCTGCACTGGTTTCCAATCCGCGCCTACATTGGTAAGGACTTTACCATCTGTGCCACGAACAAGGGATTTTTGTCCAGTAGGGATTTTTCGGCCATCAAACTCAACGAAGCTTTCAACCTCATGTACAGTCCAGTCGCAACCGGCCTTTTTCATCATCTGTGTAGGTGATAAGTCATTAGAGACTGCCTCACCTAAACCGTGCCATGGGGTTTCACCAGCGTATGCCATTGTTTCCATCATATGAGCCATTACATATTCTCCTAAAGTTTGTTGGTCATAGATGTATTATACACAGTCTGGCCGGAAAGTAAACAGTTTTTTGTAATACTTTCGGATATAAATGCGCAAATGATTCAAATAAAATTTAGTAGCACTATAGGCTATAATACGAAAGTTCTAATATTACACACATAAATAGTCAAATGCTTGATACCGATTTTAATATTAATTCTTCCAGAGAAGCTCAGTTAACAAATTATTTTGGAATTACCCCAATTAAACCAGAATGCAAAGATGAGTACATAAAGATACCAATTGACTTACCGTGGACCGATTTACAGAAAGATGTAAATTTAGCCTTCGATAAATTTGGTTGGTACGGAATGATACACCGTAGACAAAATAGCTGGAAAAGAAGCAGTCTATACGGTGGTTTGGGACTTACATATAATCCAGATTATAGATTTGACTTACCAAAACACGCACACGCTCTTGGTAATCCACGATCAACTAGTATGATTACGGACCCTAAAAAATGGATACATGATCTTGAAGCATATAAGTATTCTGATAATATAAATTATCTTAATTTTAACACATACGCCGATTGTTTAGGGCTACGCAGTGAAACTAATGTTACTAGGTTTAGATCATTTCCATCGGTATTTGAAAAGCTTAAACGAAAGTTAATACAAGGTAGGTTGGCTGAAATTAGACCTAGATTCATAATGAAAAGTGATATGGAGTTTATGTGGCATACAGACGAAAGAAATGAATTTGTTTCTAGATTGCTTATACCTATAACATACAGTGATGATTATTTTATTGAATTTAAAGACACCGGAACTAAATTATATTTTGAGCCGGGATATGCATATCATTGGAATACATACAAAGTCCACCGATGGAATTTTAATTATAAGCGTAACATGATGAATAGAACTTGCATTGTTGTTGGATGGTCTCCATGGCTAGAATTTGATGGTGAACGATGGAGCACCAACGAATATTGCAATAAAATACATCCTACGGATATGATCAACAGAGGCTTAGTCGTATAGTATTGATATATATTAGTATACGCATAAGGCACCTTACACTATGAAAAAAATCTCAACTGAACGTTTGTTTATAAAGCGTTTTTTATTATTAAAATAATTTCATAATGAATAATATTGAATATAGAAATTTAGATTATGATGATTTACCAGCACTCAATAGTCTAATAGATAAATCTAAATCGCATCTAGGCACACAGGCATCTGATGAATTATGTAAAAATTTAAAGGACTCGGCCCTTAAATTTTTACTTGATCCCAATAATGAGATGGTGGGTGCGTTTGAAGATGGTGTGTTAATTTACGCTATAAGCGGATATTTTCCAATCAACAAAAAAACTTGGATTATTCATAGAATGTATTCATCCACCATAAGCAATGGATTAGAATCATTCGTAAAATACTTTCAGCATTTTTATGGAACAACACTATTACTGGTAACTTATGCTGAGTCAAACGGATACGATTCTGTTTTAGCTAGAAGGCCAATTAAACATGAATTGGCAACAAAAAAACTACTTAAAAGATTTGCTGGCAAATACGACTTGTGGGCTCCTAGATACGACTGCGTGTGGGAACAAGTACTTACAAAAAATACCGAACCCGAGCATATTAAATACACTTTTTGGAAAAGACTTAAAACGCCTGTTGATACTGTTATAATTAGATGGACTTTAAAAGATGAATACAGGAAAAAATTATAATGTTTAAAATTATTAAAAATGCGGATGAATATATTGACCACCGTAATGTAGTGCATATCCGAAAATTGAGTGGTGATGAATACACAACAGTAACCAAAACGACAAAGTACTTTGCTTTACTTGGATCTGTATCGACAAATACATTAAAAACAGAGACTGGTTTATTTGTTGGTGCTTTAAATGAAACAGTTACGTTTAAGGGTGATGGTTATGTTGTTGAGACTCCGGGATTTAAAACACTAACCGAAAAGATTGCAACCTTAGACCCTACCATTCACGGTGATTTATCTTACATCAATGGTTGTAGCAACACTAATGTTATCAATCCACCGAGGAATGGCGACCCCTGTCTGAATTACCTGTATTTTCCAAAAGGTGTTAACCAATCATTTCACACACATCCAAGTTTAAGAGTAGGGTTTGTGTTACATGGCCACGGAACAGCTTGGATTGAAAATGATAAGTATGAACTAAATGCTGGTGATGTTTTTGTTTTAGATAGAATGGTGAACCATAGGTTCTCCACAGAAGACTCTCCCATGTCACTCATAGCATTCCACCCAGATAGTGAGGATGGTCCACGGGATGAGGGTAATCCAATGAAAACACGGACGTATATAAAATGATACCAATGCATTATTATACTGTCGGCAATACACCTTTTTATGACAAGTTGGATGCTGTATCTCATGCAGATGCTACCAAGCAAGAAGTTGTGTGGCAATACAATGACAGCATATACGAGAGCTTTGATTGGACAAAAGAACCAGAGTTATCACTAGATCAATTATATGCTATTAGAGCAAGAGAGATTAGAGAAGAATTTGATTATGTCGTAGTACTTGTAAGTGGTGGTGCTGATAGTAGAAATGTTGCATACTCTTTTTTAAGAAATGGTATTAAGATTGATGAAATTGTAGCCAGTGTCCAATTAGAAGGTCTTGGCGATATGCAATTAAACAATAAAGATACCCGAAATGTCAATACAGTTTCAGAAACCACATACACACAGTTACCACTTTTAAATGAGATAAAACGAGAGTTCCCTCAGCAAAAGATAACTGTACATGATTACTTTCATGAGCTGACAAATTTTAAAACTGATATTTGGTTAAAGCGCTGTGGTGAATGGTTACATCCAACAAGTGCCGCAAGGTATACATTTGATAGACTCACTCACATTAAAAAACTGGCAGAAGCCGATAAAAGAGTTGCTTTTGTGTACGGAATAGACAAACCACAAATATATCTTTCAGATAAGACTAAAAATGCTTATATAGTCTTATCTGATATAGCATTAAATGTTTGTAGACCGCCTTTTGAAGAACAGTATATAGGTGTTGAGAATGTTCCATTTTATTGGTACGATGACCCCTCTATACCGTGTAAGCAAGCTCATGTTCTTTTAAACAATGTGATAAAATCAAATCACCATGTTGCTAAATATTTTCCAAGAACATCACAACAGAATGAGTTGACATCACACGAAAAACGACAGCGAAATTCAACCTATCAACGAGCAATAACACCATTCATCTATCCATCAACATATATTGATGTGTTTCAAGCAGATAAGCCAACGGATATCTTTTTAGGGCAACACGACCAATGGCTATACGATAAGCACAAAGGTAGTAAAATGATCCAAATGATTGAAAGTGATACTAAAAATTTTGTGAATAGTATCAAGGATGAATTTTTAAACCCGCAAAGAAATGGATTTAAAACTTGTGTTAAGTATTATACATTGGGATGTATAAATAATATTATATAAATTTTGGAGAGCATTATGTTTTTATTAAAAGTTACTAGTGAATTATGGGAACAGAATAGGGGTGGCATTCTAATAACAGAACCTGAAAAAATCATGGGTCGGATAGTAAAAATTGCTTTTGGTTCCATGGATGGAGCTTTAGATAATTTTTTAGAAAAAACCAACTATTTATTTGCACTACCTAGAATAACGACTTTTCGTATTGTAGAAGGTTGGACTGCAATTTCATATCACTTGTTTGAAACTGAAGATGATCGTGATGCATATGAATTAACACTTAATAATATAGCCGATGAGACTGCAAAAGTATTGGGCTACCAATTTATATTGGAATCGGTAAAAGCTGAAATTTCAGATGATGAAACTAATATTCTTGAAGGAAAACACATATACGCTGAGAACCCTTACGGAGCAGAACCAATTTCAGAATTAAGAGAAGCAAAAAGGGCAGCACAATAAGATGACCGAATATTTTTACTCCAATATAAAAGGTATAGCAATAACTCAAATATTATTTACTATATTTACTGCTATCGGATTGTACTTAGCATTTGAGCCGTATTGGTTGATCTTAAGCATATTAGTGTATTATATGTCTGGGTGTTTAGGTATCACAATAACATTTCACAGATACTTGACACACAAGAGCTTTAAGATGCCAAAGTGGTGCGAATACTTATTCAGCTTCTTTGGTGCTATGGGTGGCACTGGATCTACGTTAGGGTGGTTATCAGTCCATAGAACGCATCATAAATATACCGATAAGGATGGTGATCCACATAGTCCTCACAACGCTGGTTGGAAAATTATATTTGGAAAATATAATTATAAATTTAATCCAATGGATGCAAAAAGTATGTTGCGGTATAAATTTCACGTTAACCTGCATAGGTATTACTACTTAATATTTGTTCTATGGGGTTTGGCTCTATTTGCAATCGACCCGCACCTAGGTCTTTACGGTTTTATAATCCCAGTCACCTTACAAACTTGGATTAGTAATATGACAAATTGGGCTAATCACTCGACTGGTTATACAAATTTTAAAACAAGTGATGATAGTAGAAATACTTGGTGGATTTCTGCTTTAAATTGGGGTGACGGATGGCACAATAACCATCATGCCCGGCCTGCAAGTTATACGTTCCAATATAAATGGTGGGAAATTGATATCAGTGCGTACTGCATATATCTAATCTGTTTACTATCCGGCACAACTGATAGCATGAAAACAGCGAAATTATAACACTTTTATAATTAGTGCTATAGGATCAAATTCCCACCACTTGTGTTGGAAACTATAATTACTAGCATTTGCGTGATGGTTGTTATGCCATCCTTCACCAAGTGCTAAGTATCCAAATATAAAAATATTTCTACTATTATCTTTGGTTTCAAAGTTTCTGTAGCCTATAAAGTGATTACAGTAAGTTACTAGATCCATCATTGATCCGGTAATGCATACGGGTATTGCCCAAACAAATACCGTTAACCATGGGTTAATAAGAGTCAGTACTAGTACAAATACTATATGAATTAAAACGTACCAGTCATTAATAAAAATATTTTCCTTATTAAGTAAATCTTTTATCAATCTCAGATTAATCTTCTCAACCCGTGTCCGATGTGGCAATAACATCATTGGACTATTTGGGGGGTGTGGATCCTTATCCGTGTCTGAATACGCATGATGTACTCTGTGTACATACACCCAACCCATAGGACTGCCTCTACCAGCAAGGACTGTGATTATAGTACATAGTTTTTGGATAATAACGGATTTAAACTTAAAGCTTTTATGACTATAAAATCGATGTAACATCATGCTTACACCAATGCCAAAATATAAAAAATAAAAAATTAAAACTGTTACTATTTCCTTTAACCCTAATGTATAGAAATATATGCCGATACTAGATATTGCTAGTGCACATAAGACAACTAAAAAAACACTATTACTATTGGATTTAAACATATAAGTCTTCTAGATCTATAACGTCATCTGGTTCGCTATAATCAATATTTTCCAAACCCCATCTAAACGCCACTATCAATCGGCCGGTCTCATTTGGGTTAAATGCGGAATGCATTATATCTGTTTTAACAATTGCCGGAGTTAGCATTTCTAACGTATCTAATATAGGCATAATGCCACGATCAATGGGTATATCAACCTCATCGACCAAGGCTGTAAACTCAGAATTTGTGTAAGATTTGGCTCGTATTGTTTTAGTATTTTCCGGTGGGCAGTGATACCAATAATGACCAGTTTCTTTAGTATTAAGTAATGGAAAATTCATGCCGAATGGTATTTTTGGAGTTGATCCATCGACGTGTGGCGCTAACCCTTGCTTGGATGGAGAATAATAAAATTTAATTTGTTGTATTGACTTTTTTAATCTTAATTGTAAAAAATCTTTTAACACAGGACATTCGTTCAACGTATCATTAATTGGAACGACCCAAGACTTAACTTCTTTACTTGCTGTATAATTTGCTTTTTCAGCTACATTTAACAACTCATTTACAATACGGCCGAAATTTGGTATGATAAATTTACGATACAATAGTTTCATTAGCGTCTTTCTTATAATTCATTGATTTACGGATAGTCTTTTTACAACTTGGTGGTAATTTTCATAGTATATGCCACGATATTGTTTTTGCCATTCTGTATTTTGTTTTAATGTTTCGCGTTCAGCTAATGGTGTATTAATCACAAACTCAAAACCTGCTGCCTTTTTACGACCCTTTGTAAAATCATATCCTTCCATATTAAAATCAGACCCGTTATTAAATACATATGATTTACTGGAGTTAGTGCCTAGTTTACCTGGATATTTCTTATTAGCCAAGTCTTGTATACGAGGATCTAATAAGAATGATAACATCATCTCAGGAGTATAACTCAATAGGAACGGACACCCTTCTAACTTATTTATACTAAAATATTTTAGTATAGAATGAGCGTATTCCAGTTCTTCTAGAACCCATTCATCTTTGTCCTTTAAGTACTTTAGATAGGGCGGATCATTACCCATAGTGACAAAGCCGTCGCACCAACTTGCTGCTTTCATTGTACTTGTCAACCACCAACTACCACATTTAAATGATTTTGCTAACTCAAAGGCTTCGCCATTCTCGATAAATTTATCAGTATCCAAACAGTATTCAATTGGGGTGATGCCTAGTGATTGACAATGATCAAACGCATACCGTGTCTCGTGTATATTATAATCTTGATCGCTGTATTTACCTTGAAGTCTGATGATAACCGGCTTAAATTTAAACCCCAGCCGATGATAAACATTGAACACATATTGACTATCCAAACCGCCACTATATAGTAAATATAACTCACCGGTCTTGTTCTCATACATGTATTTTGCCGTTTCCACGGTTTCCTCATAATATGATTTGACTTTACGTTTGGGTGGATCTATTTCAACATGCCAGGTATTTCCATGGCCGCTGCCTCGCAAATAATTATCTTTTAGTAATTGCATCCTGTACTAATTATCTTTTAAACTATTCTTATGTGATATATACATAATATGAGCTATTTATTAAAAGTTTACGATGATAACATGTATAGTGATCTATGTGATCTTATACTAGATTCTGTAATAGACGAAAAAAATAAGACTGTCGATAACACTAAAAACTTAATTAAAACACTCGACAGATTTAAGATTTTTAACCTAGTGTATGATGGTAACACACCCATTGCGTGTGGTGGTGCATATATCAGTGACTTTGATCCTGACTTTGCATTCATAGGTGTTCGATCATATGTGTTACCGGATTATAGACATGAAAGAATTATAAGAAATTATATTCTAACGGCACATAAACGATGGGCAATTGATAATGGCATAAAGGCCATAGGCGTATCATTTAATGACTATAATAAAAATTTATTAAAGTTGTGGAATAGTCCTAGACTTGGTGGTGGTAAAGACGAAAGATATCCCGAGCATCTTTTTTACTCCAACTTTAATCAAGTCCCATTCCCTGTAACAATAAAAAATGTAAAGCAATATGTAACGTATGAAGTCTTAGGTAATTGGGCATACGATTGGAATCAATTAATGTAAGTCTAGACAGTTCCAATAACCATATATCTTTCATAATCATCAAATGTCTTTGTTCCTTTATAGAATGTATATTTAAACTGAGATTTTTCTTCTAATTCATCAACACTGTTGACACAATTAATGTGCTCATCTAAATGAAACATATTATTACTTTGTACGGCAAAGATACATCGACTGTGATATTGTTTATTTTCTAATAAAATGGGCAAGTCTGGCATATGTTCAGCTGATGTGTTAATGACTAGATTTATATCCAAATAAGTTCCTTCCATAGTCAATACATCACAATGTTGAGGCTTAACTATTTTATCATGACCAAATAATGTTCTGTATCTATAACATATATCTTGAACTTCTTCATTCATATCTATATTTCTAATAGATTCTATATCAAAAATTTGTAACAACATGTCAATAAGCGGATAACCGTTCCACCCACCAAATAGATGCACCTTTTTAAATTCGGCCGGAAGATTTTGTAATTCGTCTACAAGCCATGATTTACATTCCAATTGGTTTGGAGAAATACTTTCTACTGCTTGTGATATATTATAACCTTTTCGTATACAAAAATCCAATACTTTCCAGTAGCGTGGATCAATTACTCCAATATTGTTCAAAACCTTGGTATCCTTCATCATCAATTAATACTATATTCTTTTTACTTGCATATAACCCATTAAAAATACATATGTTATACTCGGGCTTGTAATAGAATTTATGATTTAAGTGCAGTTTTTCATTAAATTCGTACCAGTTATCCTTATCAAAACCATAGAGCCGAGAATAGACATCACCTTCGGGCAACCAATTTATTTTCTCATTATGGTGAAAATATAAAAATGAATCGATTCCATTATACTTAAACATATACAGCTCTGGATCCTCTATAAAGGAATTCCATATTTCAGTCAGATCGCCTTTCCAAATCATAATCGAAGAATTAAGATTCATATTGTAACCAGGCGGTTTGGGTGTGGCATTTTCAACCCAAGGTTTCCAATACGCTTTTACTGTTCTTATCTTTCCTTCCTCAAAGTAATCGGCAAAGTGTGTTATATCATTTTGAATGACCACATCCAAATCAAAGAAAATATTCTCATCGTCTGTTTTATCTTTAAATAGTATAAGTTTCCACCACCATTTCTCTAAGTCAAAACTCAAATTAAGTGGAACAATCTTTATGTCTGGGTGTATTTGATCTGGATTTTCTGTGTGACAGAAAAAGGTAAAATCTTTTTTTAAATTCTTTTTTACCATTGTATAAAGTCTATTCACGTGAATGTGATTAAACTTATCACCCCATTTTAAACATACTATATTCATCGTTTATGCTTTGTAGTTTCGTAAATCTTATCAACAGCGTGAATGCTGAATGTTTTATTTTGCAATTGGGATTTAAATATTCCTTGATGATCTTTTGGCCATCTATTAGAATATAGTAAAGAAAAATCAATTTTATGAGCCTTAGCTATTTCTCTAGCTTTTTCTAATTCATGTTCATTGTGTTGAAATAAAATATATTGCCAACTTATTTGAACCCCAAGGGAAGCACCTAATTTCATGGCTTCTAAAACATTATCAAAATTAGTACCGATACGATAAATATTTGCTGATTCCTGAGATGCGCCATCTAAACCAAAAACCCATTGAGTCTTTTTATCGGATACGGCATATGCTTTTTTCCACCAATTTAAAGATTTTCCAGAACCATTTGTGTTAATGCTTAATTTTAAATCAGAAAATTCAGTACTTTTTAACTCTAATATTTCTATGAGTTTTGGGTGATAAAGCGGATCACTTATCTGGCCACATAAAACAAGTGCTCGACATGAATCACCTAGCTTTAAAAATGTTTCAATTGACATCTCAGTTGCGGCTTTAATTTTTTGTTTAGCCTCTTTGCGTTGTCTCTGACAGTATGGACACTGCAGTCTACATCTAAAACCAGTTTCAATATTCCACCTAGTGCTATGCGTTGCTTGTATATAATCTCTATAACGTAAATCAAAATCATCAGTCAAAATAATTACTTTCATCTTGTTTATTTTGGATAAATGAGCAATATTTTTTGCAAGGCAATGGTGCCTTTTCTGGCTCTTCCAACAACATTTTATGAAAAGATTTCCATTCTGGGGACCGTAGGATATCCAATGTAGATCCGTTGTTTTCCACCTTTAAATTTTCATTAAACAATCCATATTCGGCATATTGATTAACAACATCAGCTCTTTCATAATCACACCAGCAACAAGGTAACAGATGCCCTGTCGAAACATACGCAATTCCTCTCACATCAGTATTTTCTATTTTTTTACCATCAGTAACCCAATATGGATGACACCTTGGGTACATTTTTTTAATCATTATATTATTTCAGTCTTACTTATAAAACATCATCAATGAGAATATCTTTATTGTAGGTCGGAAATTGTCTTCCAGTAATATGGTGACTACGCCTAAACCGATTTTGATCCGGATAGCCAATTCCTACTAATAATAATGTATCTTCTATCTCACTTAAAATGTTACTTATATTAGGTCTTACATTCTCGGCCGAGGGGTCAAAGCACTGACAAAAGCCAGTTGAATAACCTAATAAATTAGCAATCAATACTAAATAGCCTGAGCCAATTCCAAGAGCAACGGCTTCATCCCGTTGAGTCCATCTATGTTCATTTTCACCCGTGTGTTTTCCATATACATATTCTTCATTTGTTCTAGCACCTTCTGCTGGATTTCTATCACGTATGAATGCAACTAATAAGTTGGCCAATACCTGTGGATTTTTATCAATAAGCCTTTTACTAAAATAATCAATATTACCACGGGTCCGTTTATAATATCCATTACTAATTGCTTCTTCCGCGCTTTTAAATCCTAAAGTTTCTAATTGATACCAATCATTTTTATATTTACTTGAATATCCTGCACCTTCAGTACAGTCGTAAATTTGCTCAATTATATCTCTATTAGTGATAAATTTACATTTATAAAAAACTCTATTTTGTTTTGATGCACAATCCATCACAGCAACTTTCATTGTTTCAATGTCTTCGGGTGTGATAGAACGAGATAAGTCCCAATTGCGTTGGCACCTCTGTGATTGTTTTATAATTTTTTCTAGATAACCATTAGATATGTCCATTAATTTATACTCTCTAATTTTTCTAATAAATGACTATGAATAATTTTTATTTATATCTATAGAAAAAATCTTATAAATAGATTATATAACTATATACGGAAAATAAATGATCAGAAAGCTAGCAGTCTGTGCTAGCTTTATTATGGCTACATCATTTGCGATTGCACAGACAATCGTTACTGAATTGACTTCAACTAGCACAGTAACATCAAACGGTATAAATGCGACTACCATAAAGTCTCTACGCACTTCGGCCATATTGCCATCCATAAGCGCAAGCAACAACATCCTATGCATAGGTGCAGATTTATGCTAGTAGAACTCGCCGCGGCCAATGCCGCATTCGATGTAATTAAACAAACGCTGCAGAATGGTAAAGAGATCTATGAAGCTGGTGAGGCATTGGCACAGTATTTTGGTCTGAAGGCAGAAATCGCAAAGAAGGCTCATCAACACGGATACAAAAGCGACATTGCTGCATTTATGGCATCAGAACAACTTGCGGCAAAGGAAGCTGAATTAAAAGAGATGATGATCTATCAAGGTCGTGGTGGTATGTGGGATGATTGGTTAGCGTTTCAAGCTGAGATGAAACGTAGTCGCGACGCGCAAGAATTGGCAGAACGAAAAGCAAAGTATGCAAGAAAAAAGAGAATCGTTAAGATATTTATGGGCGCTTTCTATACCGTTGTTGGAGCTTTGTTGATAACAAGTGCTATTTTTATTACAATAGCAATTGTAAAATACAACTAGGAAAATTAAAATGTCAACTAAAAAAGAATTAACAATAGAATCTGGTTCAATATTAGACTCTGCAGATTCAAATGGTGATGGCCACATCACAAATAAAGAGTTGAATATGCACTTGGAATTCAAGCGTAAGGAACTGGAAGATGCAGATGCACAGCGTGATGCAATGCGAAAAATGACATGGTTCGCCCTGTTTGGTATGTTACTATACCCAACTACTATTATGATTACATCAGCATTAGGTTTAGATAAAGCCGCTGGTATTATCGGTGATATTGCACCAACGTACTTTGTAGCCATCTCTGCATTGGTTGCAGCATTCTTTGGTGCTAATGCGTATAGTAACAAAAAAGCAGATCCTAAGAACTAAGGAGTTAAAATATATTTTCAATTGTTACAACTTCGTAATATTACTGTGGAAATTTTAAGGTAAATAATATATGAGGTACCAAAAATACCTCATATTATAAATTTTTTTACAAGGAATTACAGATGAGAAAAATCATAGTTGGATTATTATCTATTGTTGCTATTACAGCAAACGCATTTACAATAACTGGCGCAGGTGCCAGTTTTCCATATCCAGTGTACGCTAAGTGGGCAGAGGCATACAGAGCAGAAACTGGTAACACCGTCAACTATCAGTCAATTGGCAGTTCGGGCGGTATCAAACAGATTGACAAAAAGACAGTAGACTTTGGTGCAAGCGATGTTGCTCGTAGCCAAGAAGACCTAGACAAGATGGGTCAAGTACAGTTCCCAATGGTTATGGGCGGTGTTGTTCTTGTTGTTAACCTAGAAGGTGTTAGTAATAATCAAATTAACTTGTCAATGGATCAAGTTGCTGATGTTTTCCGTGGCAAGATTACAAACTGGAAAGACTTAGGGCAAGGTTTGCCTGATGCTTCAATTACACTCGCAGTTCGTGCAGATGGTAGTGGCACAACTGGTGTGTTTACCCAACACCTTGCTGATCATTCAACAGCATTCAAAAGCGATATTGGCATAGGTAAGCAGGTTAATTGGCCTGATAATAAAGTTGGCGGCAAAGGTAATGCC